TGGATCGTAAAAGTCGCCGGCGTATCCTTTCGACGTCTGCTCGTATTCAACGTGGACAATCCAATCCATGTTCATCATGTCTAAGTAGGTGGTGCATTCCGTTTTCATTTTTGTATCTCCGTCTCAATCTCAATCTCGATGTTTTGAAGATACTTCAAACCTATCATGCCGTCAACTGATAATTTCAAACATTCATAAAATAATTTTAGGATATACATTGATGGAGTTGACAATGCGCCGAAAGATCAGAGATATTATCGCCAAGAGCCTGTGTGAGTTTGATATTTTAAATAGACATCGAGACGAATACGGCTCCCTTCGCCATTTGGAACCATCTACAGTATGCGAATCAATTTGCGATGAATGCTGGTTCAGGGCGGATCACATACTCATTAATTTGGAGGATTATATAAATGACGACAAACAACCAGCTCCAGGCAATCGTTAGCCGCATCGAAAGTTTAGAGGAAGAAAAGGCCAATATCGCAGAGGACATCAAAGAAGTTTACGCAGAGGCCAAGTCTACTGGCTTCGACCCAAAGATCATCAAGAAGATTATCTCCCTACGCAAGCAAGACGCCACCAAGCGGGCTGAGGAGCAGGCTGTCCTTGCCACTTATATGGACGCCCTTGGTATGCTGGCAGACACGCCTCTTGGTCAGGCTGCCTTATCTTCGGTAAAAACAAAACCAAAAACAGTCGACGAATCATCTGTAGACATGGATGATTTTGACTGAGTGAAAATCAGATCGGAGTATGTTATCATATGCCCACGATCAAACTGCGGTCTACGCTCATGCAGCAAGAAACATTGCGTTTTCTAATCATAGCCGCCATCTATAGCCTTGCGCTATTTGGAGCAGCCCTTCTCGTGGGCTGTTCCGTTCCTGCGAGATACATCGCAGAATGCACATTCGTTCAACCCGAGAACTGTAATTAAAATGGAAGAGGTAAAAGAAAAACGCCCGAAAGGAAGGCCGAGCAAGTATCGGCCTGAGTTTTGCGAGCAAATTATTGAGCTCGGAAAACTGGGTAAAAGCATTGCTCAAATGGCGTCTCATTTTGATGTAGATAAAGCGTCGATCTATGATTGGGCCGCGGCAAACGCAGATTTCTCCACTGCTCTCGCACGCGCAAGAGCTCATTCGCAAACGTGGTGGGAGAATGAAGCTCAAAAAAACATGGATAATCGCAACTTTAATGCACAACTGTGGTTAAAAAGCGTAGCATCACGTTTTCGTGATGATTACATAGAGCGCCAGCAAACAGAAATCACTGGCGCCAACGGCGGTGCTCTTAAAACTGAATCAATTGTTTCTTTTGATGCATCAATACTCAGCAAAGAACAGCGCGATACTGCGCGTCAAATGATATCAATGGCGTTGTCTAAAAATGATAAATGAACATTCATCGCCTGAAGATATTAAAGAGACGTTGAATGTAGTCTCTGGGATACTAGACGAGTTATATAAATTGTCCTCTCCGCAAGACGGTCTACAAATTTTATCTTCCTGCGCCACATATCTTTTATGCAATGGTTTTTATAATCCAGTTGATGCAGATAATGCATTGAAGACTTTCTGCGCCGTGACATCTCACGCTGTTAGCGCGGCTGAAGAAATGGGCGAGACAATTTGGACCCGAGGGACGATACATTGATATGGGCCAAATTATTGATATGTTCGGCATACGCTTTGACGCGCAGCAGGCAATTGAAAGTTTAGACGCAGAAGACATCAAAGATAGCGCGAAAGAGTGCGAAGTCTTCAGTGAGTTTATCCGTCAAGCCTGGCATATCATAGAACCAGGATCAGAGTATATTCACGGATGGCATATTGATTTCATCGCTGAACATTTAATGGCAATAACAAATAACGAAGTTTTAGATGATGGTTCTCTGTATAATCGTCTTATGATTGCCATACCTCCTGGCATGATGAAATCGCTTACTGTGAATGTTTTCTTTCCTGCCTTCGAGTGGGGCCCGTGCAATATGCCGCACATGCGTTACATCTGTATCTCGCACAGCCAAGAGCTGGCGATACGCGACGGCATCAAGATGCGCCGGCTCATCGAATCAGATTGGTATCGATCCAGGTGGCCGCATGTTCAATTACAGAAAGATCAAAACCAGAAACAGAAATTTGAAAACACATCGATGGGCTTTCGCCAATGTTGCGCCATCAACTCAATAACCGGCGCTCGTGCGGATCGAATCATATGCGATGATTTGTTGTCGGTGTCTGATGCAGCATCTCAGCAAATCAAAGACACAACCAACCAGCAATTCTTCGAGGCAATCCCGACGCGCCTCGTTAATCCAAAAGCCAGCTCAATCATTATAATACAACAAAGACTCTCAGAGGACGATATTATAGGATCAGTGTTGGATCGAGGTCTTCCCTACGATTATATCTCGCTTCCCATGCGCTACGATCCGTCGAGGGCGCAGCCAACAATGCTTGGCCTTGAAGATCCGCGGTCTGAGGAAGGCGAGCTCCTCTTCTCAGATCGCTTCCCGGAAGAAGTCGTCGAACGTGACGAGATCATCATGGGGCCGTGGGCTGCAGCCGCTCAGTTCCAGCAATCGCCTGAGCCTCGAGGCGGCGGTGTCATCAAGCGCGAGTGGATCCCCACCTGGGACAGGGCAAATTACCCGCCGTTTTCATATGTCATCGCAGCATTAGACACAGCCTACACGACCAAGACATCCAATGACCCGTCAGCCATGACTGTTTGGGGCGTCTGGTCTGGCGGCGATCAAACTGCCCAGGCGACAAGGGTCGCAACATATGATGGTTCTGTCTCAGCCCTCGAGCGCCAATACAAGGAAGAGCGCCCTCGCGTCATGCTCATGTATGCATGGGCAGAGCGCCTCGAGCTCCATGAGCTTGTAGAGAAGGTCCAGGAGACAATGGACCGATATGGCGTCATGAAGGTGCTTGTTGAGAATAAAGCTTCAGGCTACAGCGTTGCGCAAGAGCTTCGCCGCATCTATGGATATGAAGAGTTCTTCGTCCAGTTAGTCGACCCGAAAGGCCAGGACAAACTGGCGCGGCTCTATAGCGTTCAGCATTTATTTGCCGAGGGCCTCATCCATGCTCCCGATACAACATGGGCTGAAATGGTTATAAATCAGCTGGCGGTATTCCCAAAAGCAAAGCATGACGACCTTGTGGACACGACAAGCCTTGCTCTAAAATACCTGCGCGATACGGGAATACTGCTCAGGGGCGCAGAGTATACAGCGCAACTTGATGAGAGTAGATTGCATACTGGCTCAGGCGATGAGCCTCTTTACCCAATATAATGAGAGAACAACAATGATTTATTGTAACGCTACTGTTGACGTTATTGACACGCCACCAGCCCATGGTCAGGGCCTCGGGAAGTTTAGAGTTGAGGTTTATGGACGCGAGCCCCACGACTATGTTAGAATTTATACAATCAACGCCAAAAGCGATGATGCGGCTGCCAAAGAAGGTCTTGACCGTTTTGTAGACGACATTTCCGCTCTATTAGCCAAAAAGGATTAGTCTATGCCAGTCGTCCCTGGTCTCGTTCACAATATACGGCAAATTGCCGGACAATCTCTCGAGAGCCTGGAAGGCGGCGGGGACGTTGAGGTTGAGATCGATGATGGCAAAGACAAGCCTGAAACAGACGACCGCGGTAATATTCTGCGAATTGAGCATGATGACGGATCTCTGAGCGTATCTCTTGATGGCGCCCCAGTTGAGCGTGCAAGTGACGCTGAGAGGGCTGAAGAATGGTTCAGCAACCTCGTTGACGACATAGATCAGTTCGAGTTGGGGCGCATTGCAGACGAGCTCCTCCGCGGCGTCCAAGACGACTTGGACAGCCGTCAGGAGTGGATTGAGGACAGGGCTCAGGGCATCAAGCTTCTGGGCCTAAAGATTGAGATACCAGGTCTACAGGGCGCAGCTGACGGCGCGCCTGTCGAAGGCATGTCAAGGGTGCGCCACCCGCTTCTGCTCGAGGCAGTTCTTCGCTTCCAGGCTAATGCACGATCGGAGATGCTTCCAACGGATGGGCCAGTAAAGGTCAGAAGTGAAAGCGCAGAAACGACGCTTAAACAGGACGAGCTGGCGCATGCCCTCGAGACAGACCTAAACCATTATCTCACAGCTGTGGCGCGTGAATATTATCCCGATACCGATAAAATGCTTTTCATGCTTGGCTTTGGCGGGACAGCATTTAAGAAAGTTTATTTTTGTCCCTTACGCGGGCGCCCAGTAAGCGAAACAGTTGATGCTGATGACTTGATCGTCAATAACGCAGCCACGACGTTGTCTGATGCAAAGCGTGTCACGCATCGCGTTTATATGCGTCCTTCGACGGTAAAGCGCCTGCAGATCCTTGGCGTTTATCGCGATATAGATTTGGCAACTCCTAAGCCTGATCAGCCGGATGCAGTGAAGCGCGAGAAGGCTGACGTTCAAGGTATAAAAGTTGATACATTCAACGCAGAGGATCGCGATCGGGAAATATATGAAATTTACTGCGAATTAGACATTGGTGGTTTTGAGCATAAATATAAAGGAAAATTGACAGGATTAGAGATTCCATACCGCGTAACAATTGATGTATCATCTAGAGAAATTCTCTCTATCGTGCGCAACTACGATGAACCAACTGGGCAAGAAGGTGATCAATTACCTGAAGCGCGAAACAACTTTGTTAAATATACGTTCGTCCCCGGTATGGGCTTTTACGATATTGGTCTACTGCACATCCTTGGCAACACTACTAATGCGGTGACAGCTGCATGGCGAGAAATGCTCGACGCCGGTATGTATGCAAATTTCCCGGGCTTCCTCATGGCCGATACAGGCGCCCGTCAAAACACAAATATTTTCCGCGTTCCTCCTGGGGGCGGGGCTTTAGTTAAAACTGGTGGAATGCCAATTAGTCAAGCTGTAATGCCGTTGCCTTACAAAGAGCCTGGCATGGCGTTGATGAACCTTTGCAACTCCATGGTTGAGACTGGCCAGCGCGTTGGCTCAACAAGCGAATTGCAAGTTGGCGAGGGACGGGCAGACGCTCCAGTTGGAACGACATTGGCTCTGATTGATCAGGCAACCAAAATACTTAACAGCGTCCACAAGCGCATGCATGCTTCCCAGGCTGATGAGTTTGAGTTGATTGTGCGTTGCTTCAGAGAGCACCCAACTTCTTTCTGGGGCAAAAACAACAAAGCAGCTCAACGCTGGAATGAGCAGCAATTTATTCAGGCCCTGGACAATTACGATCTTGTCCCACAGGCTGATCCTAATACTGCAAGTCAGACCATGCGACTGATGAAGATCATGGCTCTGAAGCAACTCCAGCAATCAAATCCTGCTTTGTATGATTCAAAGCAAATTGATCTTGCTGCGATGCGGGCGATGGGTTGGAACAATCCAGAGCAGTTCTTGGCGCCAGCCGAAACGCAGGGACAGATACCTCCGCAAGTTCAGCAGGCAATGGCCGAGCTCCAGATCCTTAAACAGGAGGCTGACGCTAAAAGCATGGTTGCCCAGGCCTCCGTTCAAGAGGCGCAGGTTGATGGCCAGGCCCGCATGTTGGATGCGCAGACAAAACATTTAATGGCTCAGGCAAAGATGCTTGAGGCGCAAGCCAAGTCAGGCGGAGAAGGTGGGCAGGTCCGCGACGTTGATGCTGAAGTTAAGTTAATGGATGCCGAGACGCGCCGTCAGGACTTGCATTTGAAAGCAATAAAGATGGGCGTTGATATCCATAAACTTGCGCAAGAATCAGAGCATCGTGAAGCTGACCGTATTCTTGATTCGCATCATCGAATTGCTGACAGGAAAAGCCAAAAGGCTTTAGAGATTGCAAGATCATTAAAGGGCCAAGGCATGCAGGAGATTGAATAATGGGTAACATCATCGATCGTGCCTTAGACATCATTAATGATCATTTGAAAGATCAGACGTCTTCATTTCCTGACCCTATCACGGTAAGGCCTATGGCGCGTGGCGGTGAAGTTTTATCTGACGAGTTCCCATCCCATTATATGCCCAGAGTTGGGCGCCAGGTTATGGCTGATGGTGGGGATCCTGTAGAAGGAGCTCTAAACACAGCCCGTGCGATTGGCGACGATCAGCCTGCTATCCCTGCTCCTGCAGCCCCGAAACCACCTGTAAGCCTTTTTGAGGGGCGAGTATCAGCTGCACCAAAACAATCAGTCATGACACGACGCGGTCAGGTATTGCATCCACGCACGCCAGACCCTTCTCCTGAAGAGATCGCCGCGGCAAAAGCAGATACGCGTAGCGGTGGCGATATTGTGAACAAACGACTTGATGTCATCGTTCCTGAATCATCTCGCGTTGTTGGCGGAACATATACGCCAGGATCGCCAACAGGTGGTCGTTGGGCTGATATGGGAAGTGATTTTTTAAAACAGCCTGGATTGGGTTTTAAATTTACACAAGATCAGCGTGACGCAGAAAAAGATCTTGAACAAGCTCATGCGTCTGGTGATGAAAACTCCATATCAAATGCGCAGAAACGATTAGATGACGCACATGCGGAAGGCGACAAGATCCTTCATAAGCTTTGGAATGAAAGCGTAAACGAGAGCTCCGCGGCGGCGAAGGCTGCTGTTGAGAAGCATAAAGTTAAGCCTCTTTTTATGGCCAAGGATTGGGACAAGGCAATGCGACTGCCTTTGCAGGATCATCTTTGGTATGAATTATCTGGCGAAAAGATGGGCGAGAACATGCCAGATCTTAGCCATGATGAGTTCATGAAGCTTATGGATCTTATCGGCGCGACATCTGCGCGAGCAAAACCTCTTGAGAACGCGGAGCGCGCTTTAGGCGTTATGTCTCAGCATATGCGCGGTGTTCCTGCAGACGTTGATATTACGATACCTGAAACGGTCCGACAGGCTCTTGGCCGCGATCATCGTGAATCGTCTGCATTGCCTGGCAACAAGACTGGCCATTTTTCCGATACGCTTGCTTTAACTGGAGGCGTCCCTACACGGTTTCCAATATCGGTGAATGACGTTTGGGTTGGTAAGATGTTTGGTGTTCCAGATGATGTTATGTCATCGAACCAATCGCTTCATGAGCCAATGGCGATTTACTTTAATAAGATCCGCGATCTTTATAATGAAAATCATCCAGAGAAGCCTTTCACTTATCAGAGCTGGAACTTTCAGGCCCCTGCGTGGGTTCACTTGCGCGGCGAAGAGGCTAAGGAAGAAAGCGGTGATGCCTATCATCAGGTGTGGGGAAGCATCGTTAACAAGCTAAAGAAAGCAGGCGTCACTGGCATAGACGGCGAAAAACTTAATAGAGCAGCATTTATGGATCCTGACTTTGCGGATGCTTTGCGCCGCACGACAGGAGCATTTAGAACTTCGCCCAAAGCAACCATTGAGTTCGGGACAAAGCTAACAGACATTGGCGCACAAGCGCATGCATTATACGACGAAGCCGTTCAGAGGGGCGACACATTGTCGCAGAGCCAATATCTGAAGGGTCTTGTGACTGCCATGTATCAGTCTGCCCGCGGGAAGCATCCTTGGGATTCATTAAAGAAGGCGCTCACTGGCAATCTCTCGACGGACATTACTCGTATATCTCACCCAAAGTCTTCTGCACCGCTCGACACTGGCGGAACATTTGAGGCTGCGGTTTCTCCAAATATTCGCGTCCCTCTAAAAGACATGGATGACGACCAGCTGGAGGCGTTTAACGCTATTGTGGGTAAACACCTAAGCCAAAAGGCTATGGCTATCTCTACGGTGCTCCCTGCTCAGGAGAACGCGGCTCCAAAGGCAGGGCACATCCGCGGATATTCTTTATTTGTCCCAACAACGGATCAAATGCACCCTGACGACATTCACAAGCTTGCGACATCAGTCTTCAGCCATGGCCATGATTTAAGCTATGACAGGTATCCAAATGGATACAGGTTTGATGTCATTCCTCGTTATGAAGATGATGGTTCTTCATTCGGCATTGATCGCGATAAATTGGAAGATGCCGCTATTGACTCTCTGGGCGATAACTATAAGGGCATTAAAGTCTTGCCCCATGATTTCCGTTCGGTGTATACTCCAGATACCGATTATGACCGTATTCGGAACGATTCTATTGAGAGGATTAAAGATGACTTTATCAAGCAAGCGGTCGCTGCCGGGATCAAGCAAAGTGACGCACGGAAAGCCCTCAAAAGCCCCAAGGCTGGAGACGCTCTCTCTGGGAGAGGCAAAAAAGCTTGGAATAATTACCGAGCCAGAATTGATCATCTCTCCGATGCGGAAAAAGGGTTCCAAGCATTAGCTCAACGCGTTGAGGATTCTCATCGCGACTTCATCAATAGCGCCACTAAAAGATTTGCAAAACCTGCAAAAGCTTATGGTGGCGCGATTTCTCCTTTTGAGCTTGCGAATAATGATCTTGAAGACGAAGCTCGCCGGCTAATATTATGGTCTTATGCTGCGTCCCCGATTATGCGTCCACTTTCTCGCGCTGAAGGTGGCACAGTTGATGATCCTATCAATAAAGCTCTCGACATTGTTGGGACTAAATCATCACCGTCGGCGGCTATAGATACTGCGCGCAATCTGACGCCGATGGGTTTTTACAGCGCCGCAGCTGAGGCGGCCAACAAAATACCTCAGCGAGCTCCAATTGATCAGATCATAAATAAGATCAAAGGACAGCCTAATGTTAAGCAGGCAGAGCTTGATAATGCAAATCTTGCAGACACATTTGCTAAACAGAAGAGCGTGGATCCAAAAGAAGTTGCGCGGCATCTACAAACGAGCGTTCCGCAATTAAGCGAGAAAGTTTATGGTGGTAAGCTTGAGAAAGAATATAAACCTTATGGGTTTGATGAGTATGAAGATTTCCCAAAGGCCGACATGGTTTACGAAGTAGGCCCTGATAGAGATATAAAAAACACTTGGAGAATATCTTATTATCCAAATAACAATAGAAATAAACGCGAATATAATGTCTATGACCCATCAGGCACATATCATGAAAGTTTTAATAATTTAGAAGATGCCACACTATATGCCAATCAAGGCATTAATAGAGTTGATCCAACAAATTACCATGAATACACAATTCCAGGCGGAAAAGACTATCGAGAAGTCGTAATGACTTTGCCTGGTGAAAATAAATATACACACGATCATTGGACAGGCGTATCAAATCCTGTTGCGCATTTGCGCATGTCTGATCGTGATAATGGCAAAACTCTTCATGTTGAGGAATTGCAAAGCGATTGGGGGCAGGAGGGACGTAAAGTAGGGTTTGGTGAAGGAAAAATACCTGAAGCTCCATACGTCACCGACACCAATCAATGGGTCGACCTTGGCTTGAAACGCGCTTTGATGGAAGCAGCCAAAGGTGGATATGATAAATTAGTTTGGACACCTGGCGAAGCGCAAGCTGACAGATATAATTTGAGCAAAAAATTAAATGCTATTCATTGGTCGCCTGATTCCAATGTTCTTAAAGCAGTAGATCACGATTACAACATCGTGATTAATCAAAAAGTGGATAAGGATAAGTTGCCTAATTTTATTGGCAAAGAACTTGCCGAAAAATTGATGGCTACAAAGGCATTGCCCAATGTCCATAGGTTTGAAGGAGAAACGGCGCATTCATTAATTGGCGGTGATTTAAAAGTTGGCAGTCATAAAATGCAATCTTTCTACGACAAGCTTGTCCCTCAACGATTGAATAAATTAATTTCTCAATATGATCCGAGCGCAAAAGTCCAAATGCATTCTTACCCATTGTCTTATCAAAGAGGGACAGGGCAGCAAGGAGATGTTGATTGGGAAGGAAACCCAGTTGAAGAAATGGAAACCAAAAAAGTTATGGGCCATGTTCTTCATATCACCCCCAAGATGCGCTCCGCCATCCTCAATGGCCTGCCAGCCTTTAAATCTGGCGGAGATGTCATTGGGAGACCTGTTATTGACGCTGCTTTTAAGGTATTATCAAAACTTCCGAAATAACGGAAACGGGGACGCCCGTATTACTCTGGCTGGAGAATTGTAATGTATGAGATGGCAAAACAAGCTCGCGAGAAGATGAAGGCTAAAGCCAAAGCCCTCGCGGCTCCTGGAACCCTTGAAAAAGGTCAGGCTACCACGCAAGCTTCATGGACGCCTGCAGAGGCTCTTAACGCTGACGTCAAGACTGGCATGCGCCCAATTTCACAACGCCAATATAAAAAGGGCGGTCATGTTGATGGCAAGGCTGCAAAGCCACGCGCTGATCGCAAAGCCCGTAAATCAGGCGGTAAAGTAGAAACAGAAATTGGCGTTGGCATGGCCAATAAAAACATGAAAGAAGCCAACAAAGAACGCCCAGGCGTAAAACATGTTGGCGCCTTAAAGCGTGGCGGAGCAGCCAAACGCGCTGAGGGCGGCGGTATTCTTGATAAGAAAGCTGTTGGTGATGTTCAGGTTCTTCCAAAACGCGGTAAGGCTGAACATTACAAAAAAGGTGGAAAGATTAAGCGCGATGATGGCGGCAGAACGCTTCCTTCTCCAGAGGAGGCAATTGGCTCAGAGGTCCGTATGAAGGGCCTGAAGGTTCTCCCAAGCCAATCAGCGACGTCTGAAGCAAGAGTAACTCCTTCCCAGCTTCGCCGCGAAGAAGGCTATTCAGCTGCGGATATGAAAGCTTCCCGCGCAGGCCGTAAAGACGGTGGTAAAAAATGGATTCAGGAAGCGATTGAGAAGCCAGGCGCTCTTCGCAAATCACTCGGTGTGAAGGAGGGAGAAAAGATCCCCGCAAAAAAGCTTCACGCCGCCGCTGAGAAGGGCGGCAAGCTGGGTAAACGCGCTCGATTGGCTGAGACATTGAAGCGTCTTGGCAAAGCCACTGGCGGGTCTCTTATGGGCGTTTTGGACGCTAAAAAGAAATCATCCAAGAAGAGCGGCAAGAAAGGCGGAAAGACGGACATAAACATCGTCATTAATGCTGCCAAGCATCCTTCTAGACATATGGAGGCTGCTTTACCTGGCGGAGATGCTGGCGCTCCTCCTTTGCCTCCAATGCCACCTGCTCCACCTATGCCAATGCCACCTGCTCCGCCCATGGGCGCTGTTGGGGCTGGAGCTCCTCCTCCTGCTCTTCTTGGCCGTAAGGCTGGCGGTCGCATTACTAAGGTTGCCAAGTCCTATAAGGACATGGAGGCTGGCGCTGGAAGTGGCGAAGGTCGTTTGCAAAAGACGGACATTGCCAAGCTTCATAAAGATGCACCTGCCCGCAAAGCAGGCGGTCGCATTAGCCGAATTGCAAAGTCATATAAAGATATGACTGCTGGCGCAGCTTCTGGCGAAGGTCGATTACAGAAAGAGGACATCGCGAAAGCGAAAGTAGGTCGCAGCAAGTAGTTGTTGTGATAAGGGGGTGGCGTTACCCCTTCTCAAATGCCACCCCTGTTCTTACATGAGAAGGCGAGTGAGAAGGGCTCGACATGACATTTACGACGCAGCAAGCGTATGAACGCGAGCTTGCAAAATTGATTGATGTAGAAATTGAAAGATTGATGGATGCAATTTCTAACGGTCATTTGGAAGATTACGCCGAATATAAATTTTTGGCGGGGAAGATCGCGGGCTTGCGCCTTGCAAAAGAATATCTGCTTGAGGCCGAGCGGATATGTCAGGAAAAATACTGAGAAGAGAAGGGAAAACCATAAATGTCATCTATGATTATGGATCACGACATTGATCCTAGAGCAAAAATATTAAGCGAATTAGGTGATCTTTCGTCTATTGAGCTTTTTAACAATCAAATCCTTGCGGCTGTTTATATCAGGCCAACAAGAACAAAAAGCGGAATTTACTTGTCTGATAAGACGGTTGATGAAGACCGTTTCCAGGGCAAGGTAGGTCTTCTTGTTAGTATGGGGCCTTCCGCTTTCCAAGATGATTCAGGCGCATGGTTTAACAACGCAAGCTTTAATCTTCATGACTGGGTTGTTTTCCGCCCTTCAGATGGTTGGAGTATTGTTGTTAATGGTGTTTTGTGCCGGATAATGGCTGATACGCAGGTAAAAATGCGCATACAGTCTCCTGATATAGCCTGGTAAATATCAGAAACAATCTTTTAAGGAGATATCATATGTCTGATGAAGAAAATGGCGTTGAAATTGTTTTTGAAGAGTCAAAAAAAACAGATAAAGAAACGCCTGAAATAGAAATTGCTGAAGAAGAAGATACGAAACTTGCTAAAAAGAAAGAAATTGAGCCTGAAGAAGGTATCAATGAATTAAAAAGAAACCTTGAGCGGGAAAAAAGAGCACGAGAAGACGCTGAACGTCGCGCTAAAGAAGCATATTTACATGCTCAAAAGGCCAGCGAAGACAAAAATGAGTCTGATTATCAATTAATCGTCAATGCGATTGATACGATTAAAGAGAGAAACGAAGTTTTAAAGACTGCTTACGCTGATGCCATGGCGGCAAATGACTATAATCGCGTTGCTGAGATACAGGATGCGATGACAACGAATGCCCATCAGCTTGAAAAGCTGAAAGATGGCGAAAAGGCAATGAAAAAACAGATGAAGGATGCCGAAAATGCGCAGCCTGTTCATCCTGTTACGCCTCCAAAGGGTGATATTGTTGATCAATTGGCTGAAAATGTATCGCATCGGTCTGCGGAGTGGCTGAGGAGCTCTAGAGAGTATTTAAAGAGCGAGCGAGAAGTCAGAAAAATGTTTCGTGCGCATGAAGATGCCGTTGATGATGGTATTCAGCCAGATACGGATGAATATTTTCATTTTATTGAGAGTAGATTGGGGATTAATCGTGAAGATTCTTCAGAATCTCCCCTTTCAGCCGCATCAGCCCCTGCTCCTCGCAAGTCTGTAGCGCCACCAGCGGCGCCTGTGTCACGAGGTTCAAGCAATAGGCCTAATGTTATGCGATTAACGAGGGCTGAGGCTGATACGGCGCGAGATCTTGGCATGACGCCTGAAGAATATGCCAAGAACAAAGCCATGTTGATCAAAGAAAATAGATACAACCATTGAGGATTAGATAAATGGAACAGCCAATTCAAACCCGAACACGCAAAAATAGTATTTTTACAAAATCTATTAAAAATGAAGATACAGATGTTGCTACAGAGGCTCCTTCTATCAGGCCGCCGATTAGAGAAGATGACCCAAGGGCTGCTGCTGCGCGTCGTGCAGCTGAACTGCGTGGCCATCTTGGTGAAGTTAATGACGGAACAGATGAGTTCTTTATTGATCCTGAGATTATCCCAGATGGTTGGGAATATCAGTGGAAGCGTCTGACGGTTTATGGCCAGGAAGACCCGGCCTATCAGGTTGCCTTGGCTCGTTCTGGCTGGACGCCTGTCCCGACGTCAAGACATCCAGAAATGATGCCTC